ACAAGGTAAACCTGTAAGTATAGAATATACAACTATACAAAAATTATTAAACAAACCAGCTGAACAATCAGATGTTTATGAAAAATTACAAGAGATTAGTGGTGAAATCAAAACATTAAATGCTAAACTAGATGGCAAGAGAATGATTTAAATGGCTAAAAGAAGAAAAACTACACCAATACCTGATTATAGAAAAGTAGAGCAGTTTGCTCGTACTAAAAAAGGTAAACAATTAGCAGCTAGAGAAAGAGCACAAAAGGCTAGAGAAGCTGCTAAAAGATATAATTATAGAAAAGTTACAATTACAAAAGTTAATCCTAAAGATTTACCTAAACCTACAGCTGGTAAAGGTGTAAATAAATTAGCTAATGTAACACAAGCAACACAAAGTATATCTCCTAGTGCAGGTAATCCTGCTAGAGCTGGTGTTGGAGTACCTAAAGGTGGTAGACAAACAAGTTTTCTTAAAACATTTCCACCAGATACAGTTGTAGATACTGTAAAAGCAGGAGAAAAAGTATTTAAATCAGGTATACAATCTAAAGCTCAAGCAGATAAATTTGCAGCACGTTCTATGCAAAAATATATGGAAGGTGTTGTAGGTAAAAAAGCTGCTGCAAAATTAGTAGCTAAAGGTGCTGCTAGATTAGTACCAGGAGTTGGTACAGCATTGTTAGCTTATGATGCATTTACAGTATTATCATCATTACCTAAAGCAAAAAAGAAATCTTTTGATTTGTATGGTTCTAAAATTGATGATTATGGATTTAAATATTAATGTTTATAAAGAATAAAAGAGAAAGAAACCAAGATGGCACATTCAAGAAGGATGTGGGGTGGACTCCTTGGAACGAAGCATGGAGTTATAAAATGAGTGATTCATTAAAAAATATGTTAGAAAAAACGTTATGGACATTTGTTGAAGCTTTTATTGGAGCTTTAACTGTTAGTCCCCTCGTTGGTGTTGAAGCAGACACATTACAACTAGCAGCTATTGCAGGTGGCGGTGCCGCGTTAGTAGTAGTAAAAGAATACGCGAAAAAACAAATTAGTAAGTAATGGCAAAATCACCTTACAATCCTAAAAGAGATTTTCCTGGCCCATTAGGTTCAGCAAAAGATGACCCTCTTACGTTTAGTATGCCAAAAAGAGAATTACAAGCAAGGATTCAATCTCATAAAGCTTTATATGGTAAAGCTAGAAGAAGACAAGAGACAATGTTGCAAGATACATTAGACCAAACTAATCCTTTTAAAAGGTTAGCGGGTGCTCATAGGACATTAAAAGCAGCATATAAAAATAGAAAACTTGGAGAAACTCTTTACAAAATGCAAAGTATAGAGCATAAAAGAAGAGCTATAGGTAAATTTAAAGCATTAGCTAGAGAATATCCTACAAGTTCTAGAATGCAGAAACCAAAAATTAAACGTAAGAAATAGTCCTATTTGCTGTTTTAAGACGTTTTAAGACCTATATGTTACAATTTTGGACTAATATACTGTAAAGTATTGTCCTGCTGGTAAGTCCCATGTATCCATGATATCTGACCATCGGCATTCATCTTTAGCTAAATCTGTTCCGCCTTCATAAATTGCATTAGATACATATAAAAACAACTGTTTACTGCATTCACCAGATACTAAACCTATACCCATTTGACTAAAATCCATAAGTGTTTCTATATATTCAAGTGTTTTTGATGTGACTCTACCATGATTTCTATCAGATACTGCATTTAAATCACCAATATATGATGTATTATTTGCTACTGTTACGCGTCTCGGTGCAAGTCGTGCAGAATTGTCTCGTAGCGCGTTTAGATTATGTGTAGTTTTTATCTGTATTTGTTTAGTTTTTTTATCTAATGTATATGAAACCCATACCTCTGCACCTTTTTTGGTATGACCTAAAAACCTTTTTCCCCCAAAAGTATTTTTATTTTTTGCATTTTCTTTATATTGATTTAACTTTGCGTGCCATTTTACCTTAGTATCGCTAGGTGTTACAGCATATTTTTCTTCTGCTGAAGCAAATGTTGTATTTATGTTTTTCATTCTTCCTCTCCTATAGGCTCTAATAAACCTAATTGTTCATTATAATCATTAACAAATTTATCCATTAACCATTTTAATTTGCCCATGTCTGGTGGTATTTTCATTGATGCGTTACCACAAGCATCTTGCATTGATTTTGCCCACGTCTTAATATATTCTGGATTAGTAAATATGTTGGTATCAACAATATCTTTTTTATCAAAATTAGCTTTCATCAAACTCCTTTATAATTTTCATAACATCATCTTCACAATCCGAACAAAAATCTACCAATGGATAATCTGTAAGAAAACATGCACCACACATTTTGCATTGCATGTTGTAAAGATTGTTGACGTTATCATTCACCTTTCTTTATATTGTAATAATGCATTGTTAGTTCCTTTCCAACAACTTTTGCTGCTGTTCCAATGATGCCAGCCATCGTTATAAACTAGCCAGGCAGCAACTTTAGTTGATACTACTGCATCTGTTCTATCACTTATTATACCTAATTTAGGTTTTAACCAAGCCCATGTTCTGTCATTAAACTGCCAGATACCTATGTCTTCTGTCCCATCTCTATTACGACCTTTTGCATTTTTCTTTCCACTGCTTTCACAAAAGATAATTTTTAAGGCTTGTGTTATGTCTTGTTCTTTAAAATAATCAGCCACAAGGGGTTTGTATTCTATTACATGATTGACTATTGCTGCATCTGCTCTACACTCTATGTATTCATTCATACTTGCTGTACTCATTACTACAGGTATTACACATGCAGCTAGCCAACTATTTACTAAGATGGTGTTTCATCATGGATACCCCATTCCTTCGGTATGTCATTATTATCTAACCACCATGATTTCCGCCATTTGCCTGTATGTCCACCACATACTATAGGGTCATTAGTGCTGCAAACAAAGTCTGGACTATTGTCTGACTTTTTATTGTTTCTATTGTCATACACCATTGACTTACAATATGGACATTTAAGGTCATCCCTATAACTATTTTGTTTTTCCATTTTATCTACTATACCTCCTAACATATCACCAGCAGCTTGTACGCCTGGAGTTATGTCTTCGGTTTCTATACCTACTGCTGATAGTTTTTCTTGTATGGACATGCTATCAAAGTTTTCTTGTGTAAACACAGTAGGCATATCAACCAACTTTTCTATCATACCAAAGTATGCGTCTAGTTGTTGGTCAGACCATTGTGTTTTATCTTGTGGATACTTACGTACCTGTGCGTATTGATTAGCAGAACCAATAATTTTACTTACAGTTTCTGCAGATTCTACACTTGAACACATTTCTGTTACAGTTGATAAAATAAAATCAAGGTTTTGCATTATGCTAATAAATCTGGATTATATCTTCCCAAAAATATTTGATTTGTTTCAGTAACAATTCTAGCAAATTCAAATCCCTTACTATTGTATTTTTTATTGTAATTAGATACACGTGTATATAATTTAGACTTAGTTAAATCATCTAATGTATCTAATACAACCCATTTGTTTGGCTCTGCAGTTAATCTTTCTGCATAGTTTTCTACCAAGAATACTGCTCTATGAGAGCCTCCAGTACCTCTAGCCATAGATTCTGGTAAAGTATCAAATGTTTCTCCTACTTTATATTCCATTGATTACTCTCTTTCCAAACATGATGAATTGAGATTCAGTTCTTATGTTTTTAAATTCATAATCATCATATTTTTTATTCCAAGACTTTACTCTGTGATAGTATTTACCAACCTTTTTTATATATTCAGTTCCTTTTCTATCTAATCCAGTAATGTCTTCAACATCCATAGCTACCCATTTGTTAGGAGTAGCATCTAGTATGTTCTTATATTGCTCTTCAAACAAGTATGCACTTGCTTTTTTTGCTTGCATTGATTCAGGTAATGTATCTAATACCTGTCCTATTGTGTATTGCATTAGTTATCCTCTCCGACAGTACCAACGATACTGTCCATTATTGCTTCCATCTTCTTGATATCTTCAGGAGATGGTTTATTTTCTTTCTTACGCATGTCGACCTTAGTAACTTCTACCTTATCTTCAGGTTCATCTACCTCAGCCCTAGCCTCTTCTTCTGTCTGCTTGCTACCTGTCCATAGCTCAACACCCAGACCAAACCGCATACATGCACGTTTGAAGGCATCTGACTCTGCGTCCTTTAAGTTGCTACCATCATTAAACTTAGAATTACTAAGTTTGAAAGTATCAACATCACCGAAGCCATCGTACTTACCCATACCTTCAATAGCTATGGTACCTTTAGCTCCAACAATTCTTTTCTCTCCATTAAATGTTCCATATACTGGTTCACAAGACCAACTATATTGAACGCCACTATCACGTAATCTTTCAACATAATTAGCATGTGGTACATAATCACCGAACTTACCAGCAGGTGCTTTCTTTACAAGCTCCTTTGGAAATGGAGACAACAGTTTATCGTTATTCATATAACTTCCTTTCAATAATTATATTTTTTCTTTGCGAAAAAAAGAAAAAATATAAGCTATTTAATTACATCTCTAAGCATAGTAACTCCTGGTTCTATAGGTATAAATTTAATTTCATTGTTATTGTTAACAACAAAATAAGGTTTACTACCTACTCCAGCGTATTCAACAGATACTATTCTTGGAGAATTTTCTTTTATATCCATACTATATATAGTATACCTACACTTTATCTAGCTTTACAAGGTATTCAGCAGTTACACCATGCCCTGGTTTACAGAATAATAGCCATTGACATGGTCTACCCATGCTTGCTAACTGTTCCATTGCATAACTGTTATAGCTTTCTGTGCTGCCATTTACCCATAAACGTACGTCATTTACGTACATTGTTGTAGGTGTATGGAAGTGTCCAGCTATAGCATAGTCAAAATCAGGCATTAACTCTCTTGATGCTAATGCTTTCCATCCTAACAGCTTCTTACCAAAGCCATACCATGGGAATCCCGAATGTCCTCTAACGTTATCACCATGCCATACGAAGAATTTGCAGCCTTTACCAAGGTTTGCAATAGCATACCAATGGTCTTCTGTCGTACTGTCTGGTACATGAAATGATATTCTTTTATCTTTTTCATACACCATTTGCATAATTTTACCTAGCATTCTGTCACTATTACTATCTGGATGGTAGTCTTTACGTGCTCTACCACCAAGTGAACCATGATTACCAATTACCCATGTAACTTCTACTTCTTTAAAATTAGCCAATAATATGTCAAAAAACTGTGTTAATATCCTTGGTCCATCAATTGTTACTTGTTTGTATAAACTAGCATCAATTAAATGTGATTGACCAGGAAATATAAGCTCTCCTTCTACTATATCACCTGCAACCAATACAGCACACTTGTTTACTGGGTGTGCATTACGTTGCAGATTAGTAAGTTCCACTATCTTATGTGCATATGCTACGACACGTTCTTCCGCTACATCACTGTTATAATCAGGTGTTACTTTAGCTAATTGTATGTCAGATAATATTGCTACTGCTACTTCTTCGTTTTTATTTTTTTTACTTAAAGTAGGAATAGGTATTTTAGGTTTAGCCCATGTAGCTAAATTCATTCTGACTGCATCAAACATTGCTTCAATTAAATCAGCTTTTTTATTTTTAAGCTTATCTACTTGTTTAAGCAATCTAAGATTATCTGCTTTTAGTTCTTGTATTATGATAGATTCAGCTTCTGCAATAAGCTTATCTACTTCTTTACTATTTTTTGCCATGCGTTTCTATCAAGTCCGTAAAATATTTGCGTATTGCTGATTCACTTATTTTTATATCATATTGCTCACGTAATAACCTATGAACTACATATGGTTTTAATTTGTGACCAGATTTAACGCGGTCGATACATCCCTGCCAGAAAGGCATAGCTTCTTCTGTGATTCTATCAAAAGTAGCAGATTTTTTTCCGTTTTCTGCTTCTTTCAATAAGCTTTCTACATCTTTCATACTTTTCATTTTATATTCATTTTTATATATGTCAATGATTTAAATGAATAGCAACGTAAGCTTGAGCCGTAGAGTGTCACAGCGACTAGGTTCTAGGGAGCGAAGACACGATAGGCGGGAGCTGTAGTAGCTATGAATGATGATAGTTTAGGTAGTGTTCACTATAGGTCACTGTTGACATGATGAATAAAATACCTTGTTGCAAACTCTCTTTGCACTCTATTCTACCTAAACTACTTCTTGCGATATCCAAAGGAAAGGAAACTTTGTTGTATTTGCATACAATATCACTTCCTTACTATATCATATTTAATTTTATTGCATGTTCCTTAACTTCTTCTATGTTTTTAAGGTTAATAATTCTGTGTTTAGTAACCATGTCATAACAATATTTGAGTAAATTGTAACCATTTGTAGAACCACTACCACCAAATACATGCATGTCAGATACCCATATTCTTCTAGGTGGCATTGTTGATAACCAATCTAAGGCTGGACCATCTACTACATTACCTGAACCTGTATGTGAATCTAGATAGTCTTCATGTACCCTATGTCCAGCTTTTGCAATAATACGTAAACAACCTGAATTTCCATAGCCATTATACATTGCAATAGTTGCTGCAGGTAAAAGCTGCAATATATCAAGTATATCTTTACCATCAAATGACATTGAACCAGATGCATCAATCAAAATAGTACCGCCTAGTACTGTTTGTTTTTGTTTGAATATCTTTTTGTCAATACAAAATCTGTTGATATATTTAGGATTGTAACCAAAATCAGCAGGTCTGTAAGCTCTACCAGCTTTTAGTCTTGCTGTTAGATTAACTGGCAATGGTGGTCTTACTATAGTCATATCACCCCAATAACCCATTTCAGTAGTAGTGCTGTATGTCATTCTTTCAGCTAATACTCTACGCATACGTTTTTCTAGGTCACCATCACCTATTCCACCTTCTTCTACTGATTCACCATCTTGATTTTCTGATTCACCTTCGCCATCAATATCATCTGATTCAAATATTTCTTGTTCATCTGGTCTATCAAGAAACATATTCAGAATGTCTGATAATGGTTCAGCAAGTTTTTGTACTCGTCTGAACGAAATATTACCAAATCTATAATATCCTTCTACAAGTCTAGTTACATATGCAACTACAACACTTCGAGCATATTTAATATCTGCTCTACGCAATGTAGTAAATTCTGTTTCATTCATTGCATCTGCCATTGCATCTGTAAATACTTTGTATTCACGACCTGGTACTGAATTATAATAACTTTTGTTTTGGTCTGGATTAAGTGATAAAGAATAAGCTGCCAAACCATACATAATCAATTCAGCAATACTACCTTTTTCAATTAGTTGTCTAGTTCTAGCACGAACAAGTTCTTCACATACCATCCAATCAGTTGTACCTAATCCAGCTTCAAATAGTAATTTATTAATACGTACCTCCTCTAGCAAATGTATTGCCTCTGGACGTACACCTGGTTTAAGTTTACCCATAGTTTTAGGTGACCATTTAGCATGACCTAGCTCATGTCTACGTATTTGTCTAGCATGATTAATACCACAGTTTTCGCATTCACGATTCAATGGTACAGTCATTACCTTGTTTAGATTGTCTGTAGTACCATTTAGCTTGTTATCTGGTGTACCATGTACAGTCCATGCTTCACCTGTAACTACTTCTGGGTATGGATATGCCTTACTCACTGGCTGCAAGTGTGATTGCATCTACAAGTTCTTCAGCTTTATCAGCAAATATAAGCTTGCCAGCTTCTTCTTCGCTGAAGCCTTTCTCTTGTAAATCAAAGAACTCACGCCATGCTCTGATAGATATACGTTCCTCAGCATCTTCTACTAGAGAAGTATCATTGATTGTTTGCCACCATTTTTCTGGAAAACCTTCCATGGCTTTTGGATGTATCGTATCAACATGTATCTTGACAGGAAATCTGTCTTTCAATGCTAGTGGTAATGATTCAGGTGGACTGTTTGTAGTAGCAACTACTTGAAAACCATCTTTAGGTTTTACAGTCTCTTTCTTGTCATTATTCAGTGTTAGCATAGCAATATCCTGGTCATCTAGTATTGCATGTAAGAATGTCATAGCGTCTGGTGAAGCATGGTCTATCTCATTGATAACCAAACGACCACCATTTTTCCATGACTGTATTGCAATACCATCATGCCATTCAAACATACCAGTGCTACTAGGTCTGTAAAAACCTTCTAAATTTGCACTAGCAGTATCTTCTGTCATAGTGATTTGATAGATATTATCTATTTCTTTTCCTGCTGATTTACTAAACGCAGTAGGCGTATTAGTTTTAACTGCAGCGTATGTTTTGCCTGTGCCAGGCGGTCCGTACAACAGTATTCTACGAGATTGCCCTAACACAGATTCTACTAAATCCCAACAATTTGTTGACATATTAGCTCCTTTCTGTATTATTTATCTTTTAAAAAGTCCTCTACATCTGATACAGTATTTTTCATTTCTGAATAAACTACATCTGCTGTAAAGTCTTTTAGTTTTTCTTCGTCACTTAATAAGCATACTTGCATGCTCATTGGCTCAAGTAACATCCATTTTTTTATGATATGTTTATCAAGCAAAAATGCCCTAAATGAATGCAACGAATGATAAGTAATATCATCGTCATCAATTTCTTCTAAGATAGCTGGATAACCAGTTACCAGTTCTGCTTTCATAACCATAAGAACTTGCCAAGCTCTATCAATAGCTTCCATAATACTTGATGCATAAATATGAAAACTATATCCTTGTGTGTCATCAAAATGAACAGTAAGTTTATGTTCTTTATCAACATCTGGTAGTTCAAATGCCATTTGCACAACATATTCTTGTTGTTCTTTTGCAGGTACATGTACCAATGCTGATGGTATACCTTTGTTTTTATCCATATGATTCCTTTCTTTACTTTGCGTAAAGAAGTAAAGAAAGGTAGGCATTATTGTGAAAGATTTCAAAACTCTACCTCTCTTACTTCTTTACTTAGTACGTATACAACAGGGCGGTTGTATATGAATTGCTACTTGCGTAGCTTGTAATACACAAGTTTAACCTATGTACTACAAGCTACCTACAGACACTACATTTGTAGCATATGGTCTATACAAGCTAGCTGTAGGTAGCAAATTTTAGTATTCCCCAAATCGTGCTGGTATTACAAATTCGTAGTTACATTGGTCGCAGCATACACCAACTGATATTGGTTCTGCATTGTTAGGCCAACCTTGAAATTGACCATCACAAATCCAACAAGTATAACTATTCACTTGCCCAATCTTTCTCATATGAAAAATGTTGTCTTTTACTTAAATTGCAATTACAGATGTTTCTATAAATTAAATAATTAAATTCATCTGTTTTTAATCTTGCAATTATTTTTCTTATGTCATCGATATTTGTTAAATGTTTACAAACCTCTACATCATTATCTAATAAAGTTTTGACTGTATTAAATTTATTCATCTGCCCATCTAGATTTAGTAAATATAGCTGCTCTATGACTAAAAAAAGTAAATTTGTCATTGTTATCAGCTAACATAGCTAGTAAATCTATTTGACTTACAGCTTCGTCTTTAGTTACATCTGACTCGAAATAGAAATCAACAGTTAAACAGTTCTCATCTTTTTTACCTGTTTGGTCAACCATTTCATAGACGTCATGTTTTTGCATTATTCCTCCTCTGGTGTTTGTATTACAGTTTTAACTAAAGGTATTATGGCTTTTATTTCTTGTTCGCCATCTTCGTTTGTTACGATTACTGGATAGAAAGAAAAACGTTTTTCTAATTCAGCTATCAGAACAATACCATCAGCTTCATTTACTGATAAATCACTCATGTAAATCACCTGGTATTCCTTCCTGCATATATTTAGTTTGCGCTTTAACTAGGTATTCATCTAGCATAGTTATTTGTTTTTCTATAGCGTCCAATCGTGTTCTTGTTTCTACTACAAACTTTGATAATTCCTCAAATGCGTTTTCTACATTTTGTAATGTATCAACTAAATTTTTCATCTCGCCCATGTTTACTCCCAAACCTGTGGCAAAATTTTCTGATATTCTTCAGCTTGTAATTGTAATGGCGTCTTTGGTGGTTCTTTATCTAATCTAGCTTGTAAATCATATACAAATTTCGCAAACAGAATTGTAAGAAATCCTACGCCAATTGTTGCATATTCCATAGTTTATCCTTTCGTATTGTATATACTGTCGTCCGAAAAACGACAGTATATACATAAATTATAATACTAATTAATAACTAATCAATAGTGTTGTCACTATCGTATTCGTCATTCATAGCATCGCCATCTGCCATCTC